CCCTAACTTGCGCGCAGCCATGAGCCTGCCATGCCCTGCAATGATGCCGTTATCCCCGTCTATCAATATTGGGTTAGTCCAGCCAAATTCCTTAATGCTTGCCGCAATTTGTGCCACTTGTTCGTCAGAATGGGTGCGACTGTTGTTTACATAAGGAATTAGTTCTGTAACTTTCTTTTGTGTGACTTTCACTTCTTTTTTGCCTTTTGTGCTTCGCGCTTTTCAGCGTAAGCAATGGCAACGGCTTGTTTTACGGGTTTTCCCGCTTTAACTTCCGCTTTAATGTTTTCCTTAAACGCTTTCGGGCTGGTCGACTTCTTGAGCGGCATCGCTTTTCTCCAGTTCAGCCAATGTCCATTGGCATTGTTGTAAAGCACCATTGATTTGGTGCAACTGTTGTTCAAGTTCTTTGCCCTTGGCGATTAAGTCTTGAATTCTTAAATTGATTAGTTCTTTGTTCATTAGCAGTTCCAGTTCTTTAATGATGCTTTTGCCCGTTCTGCGGGACCTTTAGCGTTTTTTACCACGCCCTCCATACGCGCACAGAATGACGCTTTTCTGCCCTTATCTTTATCAGTTTTGGGATTTGGGGCTGGCGGCTTTAAATTGGCGTTATTTTTTGCGTTGTACTCTGCACGACCTTTAGCCGTCATGCCAGCACCTTTGTCCGTTGGGTTGTAGGTTTTGCCCTTGCCCGTGGTTTTATGCTCTATTGGCTTGTCGTGCTTTTTCATTTTTTAGCCGTTTTTGCCGCATCTTTAAACGATTGTGCAGTCGGTGCGCCTTTGCTACCAACTTTACGCATCTTTTCTACGGGTTTACCCTCTGCTTTTTGGCGTTCGATACGTTCTTGTTTTTTGTGAATATTTGCATAAAGTCCAGGTTTCATGATTTTTCCAGTATTGCGGCAATATCTTGCCATGACATTTTTAAGTGACGCTCACCATCTAAGTTTAATTCCTCAAACTTCAAGTATTCGTCTTTGTATTCTTTAGCCAAAGTGCCAAAAACTATTTTATCGCCAATGTTTACACCTTGAAATAGCGCATCTTCACCAGCCGCAACAACAGTACCGATTGATTCGGCTTCCGCTACCAGCGATGTATCTAAGATTTGGGATTTAACGCGAGTTTCTGGCTTGACAATGATTTTGTCGCGCAATGGTTTAATTTCCATCTGTGACCTCTTTTGCCTCTTTGCGTGGTCTGCCCATGCGCTTCTTTACTGGGTCAGGCAAAAAGACCCCCGCGTTAACGGGGGTAAGTTTGGCAACTGCTTTGCCTTTATATTCGCCACAAGTTTCCTGTGGGCTTCGATTCTGATATGTCGGATATCTACGGCACAAACCCAAAATTGAATTCGTGTCGTGATAGTGCCGACAGTCCATACAATGCTCAGTAGCCATATCAACCTTTCTTTGATGTGGTTAGAAGCCCCGTTAGTCCCCTATGACTAATGGGGTTTCGCTTTAACGATAGTTTTCGCGCTTGTGTGTATAGCAAACGCCAGCGGTACGACCAGTATTGAACTCGCCTTCCATACCAGCAGTTTTATCTTCTTTACCCATAGCGACACCGCCAACAATTTTGCCCATGCGCTCACCAGACATATCGCTTGATGTTGCGCCTTTAGGTGCTTTTGCGCCTGTAACGCTTGGCACACCTTTGTTTGAGTCCATTTTTCCCATGATTTTTTCCTTGCAAGGTTAAATGACATTGTACAATGCCGCATCCATTATAGGAGTTTTTTCAATGCCTACAAATTTTAAATTAACACGCGAAAAAGCAGTACACGACACACCAAAGCACTATGTTGTCGAGCGTGAATTCAAAGCGGCAGAGCGAAAAATTGAATCTGTTGCAAAAGAACTTAAATCGCATGAAAAGACCAGCATGGATAAGGCTCACCCTAAAAAATAGGTTGTTGATAGCCGCCTCATAAAGCAGAGTGTTCGTCTTTCTTCGTATTTGCACAACAAGAAAAGGTAAGGCGCTAACCCTTACTCGGCTACCAACGCATTTATTTTACCCATAAACCGCGTTTTTTTAGTTCAATTAGGGTTTTCATATATGCGTTATCCCACATGGTTTGGCGTTCCTCTTTTGACAGGCACATTCCTTGGTCTAACTGCGCGTGGCATGGGTAGCACAAAGCCGCTGTGTACTCGTCAGACGCCTTGATGCCGCGCCCTTTGCCGTGTTTAGCCCAGTTGCTATGTGCCGCTTGCGTTTGTCCCTCTGCACCGCAATGCTGACAGGGCAAATTAGACACATTTTTTAAGTGCGCTTTACTTCTGTAATAGTTAAATTTGAGTATAGGTAATGCCATGCTCTGCACCCCACGCAAACAACCATTCAACAAATTCTGACGCTTGTTCTTTTGTAAAGTCGCGTGTTTGTACACCTAGTTGTACGATACCATCGCCAGCCAAATTAGGTATAACTACGCCCGTTTTTTGACCGCTATCTTTTAAAAACTGGTCAACTAACAAGCGTTTCCAACTTTCAGAATCCCATTTTGAGCCTAGATGCTGTGCTTGTTGAGCAATTTCATCAATCATTGCGTGATATTTTGAGTTCTGTTGACAAGAACGATTTGCGCTTTTGATTTCTAGCGTTAGTTGTTTGCCAGCGTTTAACGCTGTAAGCACTTTTGGCCATAAAGCGACCATCAGCGATTTTGCTTGTGTTTCATTTGTTAAATCGAATCGCATTCCTGCACCATGATGTTAGCCCCTGATTCTTCTGCGTAAACTTTTTTGATATGTGCCTCGACTATTTGCGAGTCATCTAAGTAAACAATGCCGTTCATTGCGTCTGTAATACTTTTATACACATTGTCAATGTCTATTCGTTTTGGGTATTCCAAACCCTTTAAACACGCTTCCTTGCGTTTTTTTGAGTATGACGCTGGTACTGTATAGCGCATATACAAAAACACGCTTAAAGCACCTTCTAAGGGCTTGGTAGAGCCTATTGCGTGTCTTGCTCGCATCGCTACATGAGTTTCGTAATCGATTGTCTTGGCATCGGTATATGTTTGCACAAATTGTCCGCGCCTAGCAAATCGTGGTCTGCCCTTTGGCACAGGGTCTCCGTCAACAGTAAAAGTTACAACTAAACTCATTTTGTGTCTTGCTTTATTGGCTTTACAACTGCAAGACCGAATGTGTTTGCTGTTTTTTCTATGCGCTCGCGCTCGTATTCAGCGCCCATTTCAAAAGCATTTACAGCCAAAGTTACAGCGTTTTCGTCTACGCCTGCACTTCTAAGAATTGATACAAGTTCTTGTTTATTCATTGCGTAACGCTTTCATTTTTTGGGCTATCAAGATAGATAGAGTAGGAAAATCTTTCTGATACTGGCGTGTCATGTAACGCGCATGGTCTATCGACCCTTTGTTCATCGCTATCAAAGCATAGTGATTTGTCAGAAATTGCAGGAATGTCTCCTGTGAGTTGTAGGGCTTTAGTCGCGCCAGCCACACACATTCCGTCTCTGATTTTGTCGAGCAGAGCGTGAGCATCACTTTTTGTCATAGTTGGACACCATTTGTTTTCTGAGTTCTGCGAGTTTTGCAAGTGCCTCGCGCTTTGCTGTTTCGCTGTATTCGGGCACTTTGTGTTCAATTTGGGTTAATGGCTCGCGTGGCGGGATTGTTGGACCATGTTGACAAATAATGCGAAATTGCAATGATGAAGGCGGTCTAACAGGGTCAATATGCGTTAGCGCATAGTCCATTGATGGGCGATATGTAAGAAAAGAACCTAGCGTTCCAATCCATTCGTTACGAATCAGATTTGCGTCTATGCCATCCCACTTACGCGCAAAGTCATTGCCGTAAATAGCGTTCATGCGACCAAAGATGTAATCAAAGCCTTGAGATTTTTCACAAAATTCGCTCATTTTTCACCTCTTCAGTTTGCCAAAAAGGTTGTTTTGGCGTTGTTAAGCCGTTAGTCAATACAGACATTGAGTTTGACAGTCGTTGAGAGTGAGATTGTTTCTCTTTTACCCAGTCTGCTTTAAAAGATTGCCAGTTTCTAACGACTATCTCGTTTAAAGCGTTTTCCAGCGACCACCCTGCTTTGTTCGCTTCGCGTTGAATACCCGCTATCACCAATTCTGTAATCTGCGCCTTCTTCGTTTTCCTTTGTTTAACAAAAGAATCCCAGACTTCTTGTGAAACACCGACAGGTGTAGCAACGATAGTTGCTTTTTTTGTCTTTTTCTCTCTCTCTTTCTCTGTCTCTGTCTCTGTCTCTAGAGCATCATCTTGATATCGCTTTGATATCGTGCTGTCATCATCTTGTTCCAACCAATGAGACAACTTGGAAATACAAACTTCTGTTTCTTTTTCTGGCATTCTAAGGCGAAATGCTAATTGTTTAGTTGATGGTATGTTTCCATCATCTTCGCTTGCTATTAGCCACAGCATTGTTAAAACTTTTGCGGCTTTTGGGTCTAATTCGTGCCATTCAATATCGTCTAACAAGTCACGATACAACTTAACCCATGGTGGTTTTCTGTCTTTGAAATGCTGAAACTTATTCCAGTTCTTTATTTTCATTTTTGATACCCAAAAAAAAGGGCTACACCTGAAGTCTCACCTTTCGGTGTTGGCGGACTGGCGCAGTACCAGCAGACTTCATGTGTAACCCTACTACGAGTAACGCCGCCAAGCGTTTCAAAAAATTATATATCAACTAAACCAACTTGGTTTTAACAACTGCAACTGCCAGATTCTTGCTTGTGGCACTTTGACCCATTGGGACACAGCGGCCTGACTGATTCCCAACAGTTTTGCAAGTTCAACTTGTGAGCCTGCAAGAAAAATTAACTTTTGTTTATCCATGTGGTGGATTATACATAAGCAAACTTATGTTGTTGTAGGACAACATTAGTGAAACTACTTAGAAAATAATCTTGACAATGCTATAAGTTCGCTTATAATTTATTCATGCCCTAACAAATCGTAAGGGTCTTTTAAAAGGAAATCAAATGACAACATACAAAACTTCAGACTTTTGCTTAGAGCAATTACCAAGCGAATACGACCATCAAAAAAAATACAAGATTACTTGCGGTGCAAAAACATGGCGTGTTACTAATAGTTCTGGTGATTACCATGTATATCAAGAAATCGGTGTTCGCAGATTGAACAACTTTCCAATAGGCAAACAAATCATTGAGTTTGTTAAACAAAAAGAAATGAATCAACGCATAGCAAAACGACTAGGCTTCGCATAAGTAAGGGCGAAAGCCCTTATTAGTGTAAACACTTAGAAAATAATTGTTGACAAACACTTAATCTCGCTTATAATATCAACAATCCCCAGCGCAACGCAAAGGGTCTTTTTAGAAAGTATGTATGACAGAAAACGAATTACGCCAACTTGAGCATTTACTCCAAAAGTATCGTTCATCATTTTCTTGGCAATTAACCCACCTCAAAAAAGATGTTTACGAAGAATCATCTAACAAGATGATAAGACTTGTTCGTCTTGTAATTCAGAATGGTTGTTCTTATCGTGACAAAGATTTTGAGGTAAAAACATGAAAGCAGAACACAGCGAATTTGACTGTATGGTGTGCAGTCACCCAGACGCACCAGATGTTGACCTTGAATGTTACTTTGACGCAGAAACTACCAATCTTTGGTTCGTTTACATCGGTAATGCGCTTATTACTGACTTACTGCGTGACACAGTAATCCAATCCCTTGAGCGTGGTTATGTAAAGGCTTGCAAAGAAGAAGCCGACAACAACGCGCTTGATTTTGCCCTTGCCCGTTATGAAAGTAAAAACTATGAAACTTGATAAATACACACAGCACACGCTAGAAGGTCCTTACCAGCCCTCTATTCCCACGCTTGCAGACAAAGTGCTTTTCTGGCTCTCTGGCTTTGTTGCGGGTTTTATTTTGGCACTTTTAACTTTTGGAAAATAAATGAAACACATTGCAACTGCACTCGTAAAAGCACAAATTGCTTTTCAACCCGCGCTAAAGAATTCGCTTAATCCGCACTTTCGTAGCAAGTATGTAGATTTAGCATCTTGCGTTGAATCAGTTATTGACGCTTTAAACGCTAACGGCATATT